ATTCTCATCTCTTTGGAAGTTAGCTTCGGTACAGACTCAAAATAGAGCTGCGCAAAAGTTCTATAACTTATCTGTTGAGAATCAAGGATGGGTTCTAGACGAAGACTATAACTACGCAAAGAGCGTGTACGATACTATATCGTAATGGGGATAGCTGCGTACATGCTTGCGTCACTATGTGTCGCACATGTACGTATGCTCCATAAGTTATTGATTTATAACGAAAACAGGGAGTGTTGGAATTGGAACTACTTACCCTTAGATGACAGAACATAAATTTATTTCTAAAGTACACCGACTTTTACCTAAAGAAATATATAAGTGGAAGATCAATGATCCGTATCACGGAGGTGTTCCTGACTGCTTTTACTCTGGCCCTAATGGTTTTTGTTTTATGGAATATAAATACAAAAACAAACTCCCTGTTCGTTCAACAACTTTAATTAAATTTAATTTATCTCAACAACAACGTGATTGGCTTACTAAACAACATACTTTTGGTCTTCCTGTATATGCCGTTATGGGTATCGGTAATCAAGTTTTGGTTACAAAAGAGTTTGACAAAGCGAGTTTTTCCATACAAGAGTTCGAAGAGAAAGCTGTACATGTAAAGGACTTTGTGCATATAATATCTAATATATGTTTAAATAAGGGTACATAAATATGACAAACTTAGATAGAATATTATCAGGACAACACCTTGTTAATATTGGAAACTGTAAAGAGGAATTTATGGCTAAACTAGAAGATAAACCACTAGAAGATAAAACCACAGCAGATATGGTTAATCATCCACCCCACTATAATAAAACTAACCGTGAGTGCATCGACGTTATTCAAGATAGCTTAACAAAAGATGAATTTATAGGGTATTTAAAAGGCACAATAATTAAATACACTTACCGTTATCCAGATAAAAATGGACAAGAAGATTTAGAAAAAGCTGTTTGGTTTATTAATAAACTTAGAAACCAGGAAGGTTCTGATGAAACAGGTACTACTGAATAAATATGGACCTGTTATGGACATTAAAGCCATAGCAGAAGTCTTCCATAACAACGATAAAACTATTTACTCCATGCTGTATCATGGGAGACTTGCTCTTCCCTATTATAAAATAGGTAGAAAAATTTTTGTGGATACCGAAGATGTTGCAACGTTTATTCAAGATAAGAAAAAAAATAACGGAAGCGGTTGATAAATATATTTGGGGGGCTATGTTTTTAGTAGTCTACTTCGGAACTATTGTAGCTGTTGTAGCTGTACTTTCTTTACTTTAAAAAATCAAAATGAATTAGTAAATCAAAGATTAAATAAACAAATAAAAACCTAAATAAAAAACGATATCGTAAAGCTTCTTCTTTCCAATACGCAGCTTCTTTCCTAAGCCTTTCTACCATTTTATTTTCCTTTTACTAAACTACCACCAAAGTACATACCAATTATGGCAGATACTAAATTGGTATCTAATTGCGTTATCACCAAACCTTGAAAAGTAATCCATTCGAAAACATCCCTTCCATCTCTAAAAAACCAAAAGCCTGGACGCCAGTTTGTAAAACCAACAGTTACATCTACATCTGGGTAAAACACTGCGACCATTTTTGGTAATAGAACTATAGCAAAAATAGAAACTAAAGCTATAATTCTTCGTGTCCAAGCAAAACCTTTGTCTTTAACATCTCTGGCTGCTTTAATAGCTTTCATTTCAAACTCGCCTCTTGTTATAAGAAGCTTTTGTTGTTCTTCTTTTGCTTTTCTAGACTGAGACCAAATACTTAATAGACTACTCAACAAGGTTGAGCCAAGCATTGTGATTATCTCAAACGGGAAGCCCACTTCATACTTTAGGTTTAGAACTGTTTGTATAGAGGCCAAACCAGGCTGCCCCAGCACCTACAACAATCGAAATCAATCCTGACTGTTCAAAGCTAGGTTCAGGCAGATCCATAAACCAAAAAGTTGTGTAATACAAAAGATACATATACACACCTAAAAACGCTCTCGGTATAATTCTCCAACTGTCTATGGCTTGTGCGACAAAAATAAACTTTTGATAAGGGTTATCGTTTTTCTCATCTTCTAAGGTTCTAATTTTATCTTTAAGCGCAGAGTTTTCTTGAAGCATTTCCATGAACTTGGATAAATCCATCTCAACTTCGTTTCGAGACATGTCGCCACCGAATCTACTGCTTGGATGATATTGCTCGTCGCCCATTACTTCTTAATAGTTTTCTTCTTCGCTGCTTTCTTTTTAGTAGCTTTCTTCTTTACTACTTTTTTAGTATAAGCTTCGTTCTTTTTGGTCTTAGGGTCATCTTTAAGATACTGACCTTTTTTGTTTCTAGCCCTAACAGTAATTTCTGTTATGCCTAAAATCTTTTCCTTAAACCACTTAGTTAAACCAATGTCTTTTACATAAAGTCCCATATTTTTACTCCTTAATTTGCGAGAGGGTTATCGTTCATATTTTTTAAACTACGTACATCATCGTACATAGAGTCAATGCTTGAGTTTATACCTGCAACGCTTGTTTGTAGTGCAACAATATCATCTTTAATAGGGCTCAAGTCCTGTGTTTCTATGTTTAAAGATTTAATTTGCTCGTCTACAGCGACAACTTGTTTTTCTATATCAACAACTTGATCTGCTAAAGCATCTATTTCATTTATATACCGAGCCATTTTAGACTCAAGATTAGTAATTCTATTAACGTAACCTGCACCTGTGTAGCCAAAGCCGGCTAATGTACTGACAATCCCAGCCAGGGCTATAAGTTGTGTTGTTTTGTTTTGAAACCAGTCCATTTATAAATTGGGTTGCATTTGTTTTAAACTATTAATTCCTTGCAGATTCGCTGAATACATTCCAAGGAATGCAGCATTATTATCTGTTATGGATATATTACTATAAATTTCTTTAGGTTGGTACCACATTGTTTGATCTGGTATATCTACTTGCCGGTAGGCCGTGAACCCCGGTACGTAAGCCATGAACCCTATTAACGCACTAGAGTCTGCATACTCGCCTGTTTCCGCTTGTTGTTCTTCCATTTCTTCCTGCTGTACTTTTACATTATTGGCCACAATTTGTGCAACAAGCTGGTCCGTATCTGTTGTAGTACCTACATCAGCTACTGCAGTCTCTATCTGTGATTCTACAGATTGTGTCTGTACACTTACACCAGAAGACTGTACCGTCGTGTTCATTACGTCGTTTGTTGTAGTGTTATTACCAGCAACGACCGTAGACGAACTGTCAACACTTACTTCATTACTTCCTGGGGCCCCGCTTGTACTGTCAGCGTTTGTTTCATTACTAGCCATGGCCCCACTTGTAGTGTCCGCAGTTACATTGCCTATACCAACATTACCGGTTGTTGTAGGGCTCATTACTTCTGTAAGAATCTGTTGAGTTTGAGCTGCGGAACTCGCAACTTGAGCAGAGATACTGGGCGAACTGTCTATACTTACCGTACCTCCAGAAACAGAGGAACTTACACCTGAACCTTGAGAACTAACTGACACACCGCCAGCAGCAGCTGAAGTTCCTGTAGCGTGCGTTGATGTTCCAGAAGTAGTACCACTAACACTATTACTTGCGGCTCGAATGGTGTTAGCTACAACATTTAGTTGCTCTGCCCTTTTATTGTTTTTCTTATCTTCGTTCTCTGCGACAGCAATTTCGAGATTTTCTTCTCTGTCTTGGCTCTCTTCTTCAATTGCCTCCGCATCCTCCAGTTCTCGAACTTCTTCCTCATTTGCATCTGCAAGTTCCTCAAGCAGTTCTTCACTTTCTTCACTCTCAATCCACTCCTCTAATTCTTCTATGGTTTCAAATTCTAAAAACTCTGTTGGTTCTTCTTCAATAAACTCTTCAAGATGTTCTTCATGTTCAAAATGATCTAATAAGAAATCTTCTAATATAGGTAGGTCATAGTCGGTTTCATAATATTCATCTACTAATAATATTTCTTCATATATCTGTTCTATATAAGTTTCTTCTTCTATATAACTTAAAGGAATATACTCTTCTTCAAGAAACTCTTCTACAAAAGGCTCAAAGTATTCTTCGTGCGGCTCAAAGTATTCTTCTTCAAACAAGTCAAAGTATTCTTCTTCAAAGTATATTGTCTCTTCAAGATAAAGATCTTCTTCGTAATAAACTTCTTCTTCGTAGTAGTGCTCTAACCCTTGGAACTCAGCAGTATATATAAGCTCTTCTTCATAGCCATAATCTTCTTCATAATACGAGTCTTCATATCCATACATGTCTTCTTCATGGTCGTCATAACCATACATGCTTTCTTCATAATAGGTATCTTGTTCAAAAGTTTCGACCATATATCCCGGACACGCAGGCGAATGCTGCGAGTCGTACGAACACTCATAGTCGAATAAATCATCCCAATAGTTAGGACACTGAGTAGAATATAATCCATCTAAATCACACTGTTGCGTTAAATAAGCTGCGTCATATCCTGAACAGGCGGTATTGTTTAAAGGGTTACTGCAGTCTAATCCATTGCCGGAACCGACTCCATATAAACTACCACCGTTCTCTAATAATGTATTAAAAGAGCTAGCATTCCAAGTAGTATTTACACAAGTTCCTGCCGCATTCGTTGTTCCTTTACCACACTGATCATGAAACAAATAAGTGTAAGTTTGCCCTGATGTGCCTTGTTCCCCTATCAATACGTCGTGGTTTATTATATCCAGCCCGCCGTATCTAAACTCAAAGCTATCGTCTGACTTCCAGAGTATTACTTCAAAAGAATTATCAGTGTTGCCTCGATTGTATTCTCGTAGGTTGTACCAACCAAAAACAGACTTGTCGGTAAAGTTTCTGGCTAGAACCTTTGAGCCATTATCTCGTATTAAATCAGTCCAGAAAGGATATAGGGTGTATGTAATTTCAGGTAGTGGATCAGGTGTGTAGTCGTTACAATAACCTCCTGTCGACCCAAAGTGTAAACAGCCATTGGTTGCCATTCGAGCAGATGTAAAATCTTGTCCATAAAAAGTAAAAGTAAAGTCTAAATTAAAAACACTTGAGACCTGATCATCTCCAGCACCTAGGTTGTAAGAAGTAGCTATATAGTTTGTTTTTAAGTCAATAAGATTTTGATTTGCCTCGTATACATAAGTTGCATTAACGGTAGAGGCAAATAAAAGTACAAATAAACTAGCTGCCCTTATCAAATTCACGCTTACACGTTAGCCTTGACTTATTCTGTCCAGATGAATTTTCAGTTCTAATACATTTAGCAACGTAGCTTGCTTTTGCTTCTATGTAATCAGGTCGGTCTTTAGGGTTTGCATCCCAAGATGCTTGAGCTTCTTTTCCTATCTTACCTTGGTATGGGCAAGGAGTGCCTGCCATATACATTGCACGGAACACTCTTATATCTTGGCATAAGATTCCAACTGCGGCGACTTTCATGCCTGTATCATAAAGATATTTAGAGAGCTTTAACCGCTCGCAGTTTTCATCTCTAACCGCCTTACCCCCACTGAGCCCAAAGATTTGGCCCTGAAAAGCACCACTTACTCCTGTTGTGCAAAGGTCTTGGCTATAACTCATTATACTAGGGGCGATTGCGGAGGCTGGTGGGGCTTTAGTAGTGATGTTCTGATTAATTGTTTGCTCAGACTTCGATTCATTAATGTTTCTATTAGTGTTATCAGAAGTGCTGGTGTTTTCGTTCTTGTTGTTAGTACTTACATTCGAGTTTGAATTGGACTCATTGTAGTTAGTATTAGTGTTGTCAGAAGTATTGTTATTGTTGTTTGTGTTTGTATTGTTACTAGTGCTCGTCGAAGTATTGTTATTGTTGTTCGTATTGTTTGACGTACTAGTATTTGTATTATTGTTTGTGTTTGTGTTGTTGTTGGTTGACGTACTAGTATTTGTATTATTGTTTGTGTTTGTAGACGTACTAGTATTCGTGTTGTTGTTTGTATTAGTCGATGTGTTGGTATTGTTATTAGTATTAGTCGACGTGTTGGTGTTGTTATTAGTGTTTGTGTTTGTGCCCGTCGTAGTAGACGTACTGCTATTGGTGTTGTTATTTGTATTGGTGTTGGTGTTAGTACCAGTTGACGTGCTGGTATTAGTATTGGTGTTGTTATTGGTGTTGTTGTTTGTATTGGTGTTGGTACCAGTAGACGTTGTTGTTGTCGTATTGGTATTGTTGTTTGTATTGGTGTTAGTGTTGGTATTGGTGTTAGTGTTGGTATTGGTGTTGGTATTTGTATTGGTTGTAGTCGCAGTCGATGTAGTATTCATCGAGTTTTGTTCGCAATACTGGTCCCCTGCGGTACAATCTCCTGTTTGATCTGCATATACGGGAGCAATACCTAGCGATATACCTTCTAGCAATAAAGCAAATAATAGTTTTTTCATATATCAGTTTAATCATTAAACTTCCGTGTGCTTAATATTTTTTCTTTTTCTTACCCATTCTTTATCCTTTGGGGTACTTATCTTTTACAGCTTTAAGTTTCACGTAAAAGTCACTAGTTTTAGCTGTATTACCAAATTCTCCAGCATCTATAGCATGATACAATAAATCTATTT